ATGCGCCTGCGGAAGATGGTGACCCCGGCCCGATTCGAACGGGCGACCTTCCCCTTAGGAGGGGGATTGCATGGCTTTACGATTCAATAACTTGCGTCGTTGCTGTGACCAACCTGTGCCCAATCACTTGGCGGGGCCAATCTTCCCCGCCTCTCGCTCAGCGATGATAGCTGCGACTTCCTGTCGTAGCCTGTCCTGATGCCGGATTACCCACTGCTCCATCCCAGCCCTGCCCGTCCACTGGTTCTCGCAGGGCCGCACGGTCTGCTGCCGGTGGTCATGGTGGTAGTTGAGCGTCACCTGCCACCGCAGCGTATCCACGCGCTGGCTGATCCTGGCGACGCCCACGCTGTTGTGGCTGATCGTCACTGGGATCTGCTCAAGGCCAGAGGCGTACTGCCATTTGAAGTCGGACGGTAGTTCCATCCCGGGGAGGATACGCCTCCCCGTCTCAGGAGCTGCGATCAGGCCTTGGCTTCGAGGGCCGCCAGTCGGGCATCCAGCGCCTCGACCTTGGCCGCATGCACGTCATTCTCCGCAGCCAGCGCCGCGACCATGAAGCACAGCAGCTCCTCTTTACGGAAACTGTAGCGGTTGCCTGCCTCTCGCGCGGGCTGGATCAGCTCACGGCCAGCCTCGACTGCTTCCTTGACCAGAACCCTTTTCGTACGGTGCACCGCGAGAACGGTGCCATTCTCTCCATAGACGGGGTCAGGGACCTCCTCATACACAGCCTCCTCTGCAGGCCACTCGTGCCACTGCTCCGGCTCCGCCTCCCACTCGTCGTAACAGATGAACGAGTAGGCAAACGGATCGAGGCCATGCTCCTTCATCACCGCGATTGCAGCCTGCACAGTCGGGCCAGCGTGCAGACGGTCGCCCGTCAGCCACTCCCAGATGGCAGGAAGCCGGGCCAGCTCCGAACCTGCCTTTCGCTCAGCCTCAGACAGCTGGCGCGGCTCGGTCTTGAGGCGCGCGTCGGAGGTGCTGATTGTGGTGTTAGTAGCGAAAACCTGTGTCCAAACACGCCCCGAACTCCCGCAGCTCATGGCATTGGTAACCTGCGGGCTTAGGGTCGTAGTGTTGACAAAATACCCCTGAGTGCCAGTAGCGTTCCCTGCTACATCGTTAACAAACACATTCATCAATCCTTGGCCGAACCGGACCTCGTTACGGTACATGGATCCGTCCCCGCCAGCAGGATCCCCAAACCGGAAAATAATCCCGATCTGATTCCCAGGGTTCGCATACTGAATTGAACCAGCAGTTGAAAGGTTCCATCGCCAAGCATCCGAACAGGTCTTGATACCAGCCACTGCTTCGGCGCCAACCAAGCCAACCGCCTGAATCGCCGTCCTCGCCGCAGCCTGACTGGCGGCACCCAGAACCGACAGGCCCGTTGAAGTAACCGAGCCCAGCGTGACAACGTTCGCTGCCGAAAAGTACGGGAAGGTGTTGGCGGTTCCTGCTACGCCGGATAGGGCGCGGCCTGCTGCGGTGAGGCTGTAGGAGGCCCAGCCGCCACTGCCAAGATAGACGGACTGGTCAGTCGCTACAGCCGCCCCAGCGATGCCGGCAAGGTTGCCGAGGGCGAAGTTGCCATCGGCACCTGCAGCGGTCCGGGTCATCACGTTGTCGGTGGATGCCGGGGTGCCAACCGGGTATACGGAAGGGTCTGCGTATCTGGGCATGGGGATTCCTAGCGGTCGAAGTCGTAACCGATGAGCGTCAGCGACGCCGAGCCGGTGAGCAGGCCGAGAATCGGCCCGATGAGCGGGAGGGAGTTGTCCAGCAGGACCGTGAACTGGCGAGAGGCGTTCAAGGTCACGTCCAGAACCGGAGACGACCCGGGAACTGCGGCATACTGGAAATTGGTCGCCGACGGCGCGCCAACGTCTGAGCGCGAGAAGTACAGGCTGAAATTGGTGGGGTTCAGCGCCTGGACAATGGCCCGGTTGGCGGTGATCGGCAGCACTGCCGACAGATCGATGGTCTGCGGCGTCGTTGCCACCAAACCTGACAGCAGCGTCACGGGGACGGATCCAGCAGCGCTGGCGGCATCGAGCATCACCCGGTTCCCCATCTCTGCAGGCCGCGTGTGCTTGCCGGGGCGCAGGATGCCGCTGGCGTTGGTCCGACCCGAGATCAGGTAGCGCCGCGTGGTGTCGCCAGTCTTGCAACGGGCCGTGCCGAGGTACGGCGTATCTGGCGCAACAGTGCTGGCCTCCAACGCCAGTGAGCCACCAACCCCATACCCGTACAGGTGATAGAACGTGTTCGGCGTCAGCCCAGAAAGGGTAATGCTGGCCGTGCCATCGCTGGTGATGCGGCCAGTGCCAGGGATGTAACAGACGCCCGGGCTGACACTGACCGTCAGGCCGTCCAGAGCCACCGAGGCCTGCAGCCCACGGATGATGGAAATTGAGGGATCGAGGGCCATTAGTTTGCGATGCTCCTATCCGAGAATCGGCGCCACTTTGTGCCGCTGGCGACTGTCGAGTCGTACCAGCACGGCTCACGGCCACCAGTTAGATCGGTGATCGCAACAAGCTGGAAGTCGTTGACGCCAGTGAGCGCGTTGGCAGCTGCCAGCGTCATTGCAGGGAGGGTCTGCAGGCTGGCGAGGGTTTGCAGCGACCACGCCCCGCCACTGGACCGAAACGCATAGCCCTGCCCCGACAGACCAGCAACGCCGGTCAGATTGGCCGGGACGCCCGACAGCCACTGGTAAGGGATCTGCACCGAATTGGCGTACAGCGGCCTGCCCTGCTGGTCCGTCAGCGGGTTGCCAAGCTGATCTGTCAGAATCGACCAGCGCAGCAGCACATAGGGGCTGTTCGGGCCATCCAGTGGCGCCCACGCCAGACTCTGCCGGGCATAGGGCCACCCGTCGTTCGGCGCTTCGGGGAAATACTTGTTGATCGTGCCGGGCGGTAGATCGTCGGTAGTGGCCGCCTGGGTGCCGGAGATCCTGCCCTTAGCATCGCGCGTGATCTTGACCAGCCCCGCACCCACACCGGAATCGGGCAGATTCGATAGCGAGATGGTCGGCAGCCCCGCCGCCGCATTCCCGTTCGCCACGTCGATCTGCTGCGCGGTGCCGGTGATCGTTGCGGCTTTGGTGCCAGTGACCCGGCCCTTTCCGTCCCGGGTGATCGCCAGCAGCGTGCCAGCGCCCGAATCGGGAACGTCGGCGAGGCCGAACGTGGTCACGCCATCCGGGCCGACAGTCTTCGTCAGCTCGCCGCCATTGACCGTGATAGCTCCCGAAACCGGGAACCAGCCCTTCGTGCCTGTCGGCCCAGTGCCATAGTAGGTCGTGTTCCCCGGGGCCTGCTGGTCGCCCTGCAGGGTGATGATCACCACATGGCCCGGCTGCGGGATGCCGTTCACCGCGATTGATTGCTGGCCTAGGATCTGGAAGCTGGCGCCCTCGCCACTTTCCAGTGCTGCTACACGGGCAGCAAGAGCCTCATAGAGCGCGCGAAGGTCGTCGCTGGACTGAGCAGAGGCCAGCCGCAGGAAGTAGTTCGCCCACGCCTGCGTCACCCGTCCAGACTGGTCTACTACCGGCTGGTCAAAGCGCGGCTGCTCGCCAGGGAAGCGGTTAGCCATCAGCTAGCTACCTTGCCAATAGCGCCCCATTCAATCGGGATCGGGTTGGCCAGGTTGTACTCACTGCCGGTCTGAACGATGTTCAGGTCCCAGCTGATGATCAGCTGCGTGGTGCTCGCGGTCCACCCAAGGCAACCGATGAACCCAGCCGCCACTACTCCGCTACTACGATTGATGCCGACAGTGCAGTGCGGCATCGAAACAAAGGGAGTCGGGAAGTTGATGGTTGTGGACGCCACCTTGGTCCCGCTGGCCGGAATGCTGCCAAATCCCCATTGATGCAGGATGTTGCCCGTCTTGACCGAGTTGTCAGTGACAACCGGAACGGTCGGATAGGTCGGGAACGCCTGCAGGACGTACACGCCGCCGCTGGCAACGGGGACCTTGCCGTCTGAGCCGGTCGGGTCCGGCAGCTGCAGGACATCCCCCCACAGGTAGACCGAGCCGTCGTTGGTCAGGAACTTGCCAGCCTCCATCGGGGGGATGACGGCTTGGCCGGTCGCCCCGTCGCTGACATCGCGGGTCCAGATCACCGCGCCCAGGCTGTTGGTCAGGCGCACCGAATAGGAGCCAGACAGCCAGATGTTCACGTTGGCCCGGCCGGAGCTATCCAGCGGCACCGGGTTGGCGTTAGGAATCGTCAGCCCCTGGTCAGACCACGTGAGCTTCGGCGTGGTCGTGCCGATCTCGTAGAACTGCAGAAACCCACCGGCCACTGGCTGGTTGCTCAGCAGGTCGAAGTAGACCGGATTCGGGTCGTAAAAGCGTCCGCTCATGGGATCTCCCAAAGAAAAAGCCCGCGATTGGCGGGCTCCGGGCATAAAAAAACCCGCTCAAGGCGGGGCTTCGGGTGTTCAGGTTTTGGGATGGCGGCCTACCACCATCGAATGGCGTGGATCAGGGCCGCAGCGCCCAATGAGGATGCGGCTGCCACCCATGCCCAAGCACGAATCTTGTCCGCCTTGGCGGCCCCTTCAGGCGTCATCTGGCCTGTGATCCGGATCATTACCACCACCGGATCCACTGCAGGGCATACGCCAGCGGCGCAGCCGCAACCAGCACAATTGCGATGCCGATGCAGCAGCGCATGAACGGCGAAAATGAACCGTCAAGCTCAACTCCAGTCAACTTGCTCATACGGAACTTTCCTCGTGTAAACTTTGCCAATGCACGCTCCTTGTTGTTGTCAAGGGGTTGATGTGAGAAGGCCTCGCCGGTTGCCGCCGACGAGGCTTTCGCCTTTTTGGAGCAAGACTCCCCCGCTGCGGCCTAGCTCAGGCCACACCTGGAAATCTGGGTTACTCGTCTCGGATTTGATTCTCCAGCCTCCAAACTCTCAGCTCAACCAAGGAACTGCGGCTTGTTCGGCAAAGCCCATCCTTGGCGCTGGTTCTTCCCTTACTACGTTCCGATATGGAGCCGATGCCCACCCTACGCGGCGGGAGTCTCGGGATCTGCGTCGGCCTGAAAAGGCCATCCCTGCACCCCAGCCAGAGGGGTGGTAGGATTCGGGCAAGATATCCACAGGCCCGGGCCATGAGTAAGGAAAAGTTCGACCTCTCCAACGTCGGCGGACAGCCGAAGGATTGGGCTCAGAAGGATCGAGAGTACCGCCAGGACTTCTCCGCCTGGAGCCGTGCAAAACTGTTCCTTGTCCCGACTATCTGTGTGCTAGCGATTGTTGGCGGTGTTGCCTACTTCGTTCTGAGCGCGTCCAAGTTCGGCAGCTAGTTCTGCCATGTCCGGGTCTTGCGTCTTGTTGGCCTGCTGCGTCAGATAATTGATGAAGGCCGGAACAGACGCCTCTGGCAGAGTCGTCGCCCTAGCCAGCATCTGGACAGTATTTGGGTTGGTAAGCCAGCGAGCGGCACCATTTGCGCCAAGGCCAGATGCCAGAAGACCCGAAGTGCCGCCAGTGAACAAGCTGCCTACCAGCGCAGCGCCATAGGTCATCGCAGCGGCTCGGTTCGCGGTGCCTGACGGATTGGCGAACACCTGCGAACCACTCTTGACGTTGTCTGCTACCCGGGCGATCCGATCCACGTCACGGCTGAAATCTTTCCCGTAGCGGTCAAACAAGGCGCGCTTGGCCTCCGGACTGACCCGGTTCCAGTTGGTCAGAAACGTGGCGGCGCTGAACGCCTCTCCGGTTGCATCCTGAGCGCCAGGATTAGCCAGCCCCATGCGCTTGATCACAGCGCTTGTCACGGCCTTCTGGCCTTCCTGCGGAAGCGACTGCATCACAGCGCGCAGCGTCGTGCCACCGTCACGGGTGCCCGACATCGCTGCGTTGTAGATCGCCTCGCCACCTCCGTTCTTGTCGATGACGCGCTGGACCTGCTCCAGACGGTCTGCCGCAGCCCGGGTGTAGTTGTTGGCGCGTTTGGCTGCTGCCACGGCCTGCGGACCTTGGGACTGCGCCGCAGCTTCCATATCCCGAGACAGGGAAGCATAGAGCTGCTTGAGCTCGCGAGTCGGAGTTTCCGGCGACAGCGAAAAGTCGCTGATCTGCTCGCCAATGTCGGTCCGGATGCGCTTGAGCGCCGAGTAAGGGATCTGCCCACCACCGGCCTGTAGATCAGCAGCAAGGTTCTGCTGCAAGGCTGCGATGCGCGGGTTGATCAGTGAACCCGTCGTCTCCACGGCTCCAGGCATTGGCGTGGTCAGCTTCTGCACCGTCTGCATGGTGTTGCTCAGCCCAACCGGAGTCGACTCAGGGATGAACCTGTCGGCCTGCCAGTAGAGCGCCCGCTTCTGGGCATTGACGTTCTTGGCGAACGTCTCGGCGCCACGCTCGATGGCACGCCCTGCCCGCTCAGCACTGGCGCGCGGCGTCAGGTTGTCGGCCAGCCTGCCCAGGCCTTCGCCAATGTCCTCGCCCTGGCGGGTGGCAAATCGGTTCATCACCCCCGCACTGGTCGGACCGCCAGCCAACAGGTTTTCGACACCCTGAACCATGCGATTCCCCGATGCCTGCCCAACGGAGGGAGTAGCGCCCAACCGCTCAAAGTCGGCCAGCGTGTTGCGCATCTGCTCCCCCGAGCCGCCTCGTACAGCCCCGCGCAATGCCGCGCCGGTTCCTGCTGCCAGTGCGCCCGGGCCGAGGCTGCCAGCCAGACCGGCCAGCAGCTGGTTGCCCTGCGATGCACCGGACTCGCGGGCCAGCGACGATGCACCAGCACCGCCAGCAGCAGACACCGCCTGCATGGCGGGCTGCGCGGTCAGGAAGCTCGCCAGCTGATTGGTTGCCGGAGCCGATGCACCGCGCCCCACGTTCGCCAGGGCGTTGATACCCCCGCCGATACCGAGCGTCAGGCCGGTGCCGGTCAGCGCCTCGCCCACGTCGCCCAGTACGCGGTCACCAGATGTCTGAGCCTGCGGAAGGCCGAGGCGGTCGGCCAGTGCTGCTGCTTCCTCCCGATACGGTCGTGCCTCCTGCATGCCCACTGCCCGCGCAATGGGATTGGCAACGTAGTTGTTGAAGGCGTCGCCACCCACAGCCCCCAGCAATCCGCCAGCACCCTGCAGCACCGAACGAGCGCCATAGGCAAGGTCACGCCCTACGCCGTAATCCCAGCCATCAGGAGCAACGGTTGGCTGCTGCGGCTGTTGATCGGCCACTGACTGACGCGTGCCGCCAACGATGTCGATGTTGAGTGGGGCCTGATCGAAGCCTTGGCCGTCATCCGTCACGATTGGGTCGGCGTCCCACGGGTTGCCCTGCGCCTGCATCTGAGGCGCAGCCGGGGCCTCAACGATTGGATCGTTGTCCCAGGGGTTTGCCATTAGCGCTTCCTCCGCTGGGTGCCGTCCGGGGCAATGAACAGGGCGCCGCTCGGGAGCGCGTTGTACTCAGCTGCGGACTGGATCTGGCGCGGGGCACCCTGCGGCTGCATCTGAGCTGGGGCACCACCAGCAGCCTGCGCCTTGGTCTGCGCACGAGTGATCGCAGCCTGGGCAACGTCGCGAAGATCCTGAAGCGACTGCCGGAACGCGGCCTCGCTCTGATCACGATTGAGTCGGGCGATTGCCTGCTCTGCCTTGGTGCCTTCCACTTCAGTGATGGCGCCGCCGCCCTTGAGGCTCTGGAATGCCTGCAGGAACGTACCGCCCTTGATCTGATCCAACAGGACGCGGAAGTCAGTTGCGTCCGTCCCGGGGATGTAGTTCCGTGGGTCGGTACGCCCAGATGCGCCAACCGCAGTTGCCAGGCCCGGATGGCTGAGCGCCTTGTCGATCAGGTTGATGGCGTTGGTGGATTCCTGCATCACGCGGGGCAGGCCCTGAATCGCCTCCAGTCGCGCCTCTGCCTCGCCCTTGGCCTGAGCCGATCCGCCAGCCTGCTGGATAGCGGCCTGAGTGCGCATTGCCAGTTCGTCAGGCAGATACCTTTGCTGAGCCTCCAGACGGGCAATCTCGCTGCTGCCAGCCTTTTCTGCCGCAGTCGGAACGCGAACCGGACCGGAACGCGGCGGCAGGACCATGTTGGACGGGACCTGTTGCCCCGCAGCCTCAGCGGCGCGGATCTGCTGCTGCACTTCGGGCGGAAGGCTCGGGTCAATGGTGAACTGGCCGGTAGCACCCTGCATCGGCGCTTGGCCGCCGCCAATGTCCACGACAGCGCCAGGACGGCCGCCAGAGGTGACCACGCCGTAGGGTAGCGCGCCCTCCTGTTCCATGATCCGGATCGATGCGTTGTTCGGCCCCAGCACACGCTGCGAGCCGTCACGCATGATGGCGACTCGGTTGCCGTTGCCGTCGATGTAGGTCGACTGCACATTGCCGCCGATGCCCATGCTGGGAGCGTTCTCAGCCACTGCCAGCACCTGATCGACAATCGGCATGACCGAGGCCGCGTCGAACTCGTCGGGGATCTGGGCGCCGAAGCTGCGCTTGAGGAACGGAACCGCCGAGCGGTAGATGCCAGCCTGCATCTGCGGGTTCGCAGCCGACTGCTTCAACGACTTGGCGAGGCCGAACAGCTGCTGCTGCTGGCGGTTACCCTCGGCTTGGAACGCCTGGGCGCGCTGCGGGTCGAGTGCAAAGGCGCGGTCGGTCGCGGCAAGGTCGCCCGCAATGACTTGCGGCCCGATCTGCTGCAGCTCGGCCAGCATGTTGCGCTCAGTCGTGGCCTTCTGACGGGCGAGCGCATTGGCCTGCCCGGTGGCCCACGAGTTGTAGAATTCAGCCATTACCTGCGGCCTCCGAAGTAGTCGCCAGCGAAACCGCCCAAGTCACTCAATGCGTTGTTCCACGCTTGGCCCTGCCGTAGGTATGCGGACGACCTGGCATTGCCAGCGCTGGTTAGCGAATTCCCCACTTGGTTGCCGGTGTTCTGGCCCAGCGAGTTCAGTTCGGAATTCGCCTGGCCGCCCAAGCCAGCCAACCGGAACAAGTTGTTCTGGAACCCGGAGAAGGCCTTGGAGCCGAGGTTCGACGCGAAGGTCATCCGGTCAGCGTCGGCGCCACCGGAGTACAGGCCGCCGCGAGCAGCCGCGCCACGGTCGAGTGCGTTTATGCCCTCGTCTCGAGCCACGAGGTAGTCAGGCGTCTGATAGAACATGCTGAAATCAGGAGTGCCAGTGCCAGGATTGACCATGCCGCCGCCAGCAAGCGCGTTGCCAGTGCCGCCGCCGGTCGAGAACTGGAGGCCGCCGCCACCGCCCGAGCTGCCGCTACTGAAGAACCCCATCGGGTCGTAGCTGGTGCCGCCGAACTGACCGGCGAGGTTGGCCGGGTCGGTCACCTTGTCGAAGAAGCTGCGCTTCTTCTTCTGCGCCGCCTGGGGCTCGCTGATCTGGATGCCGCCCGTGTTGATGCCGCCCGAGTAAGTCGGCAGGCCGTACATCTGAGCCAGCATGTTCAGCGCGCCAGTGCCCACCGTCTGATACGGCAGAGTGTCCGCACGGCTCTGGTTGTACATCGCCAGTTGCGCCCGGATCGCGTCCTGTGAGGCGTTCGACGCCGCATCGCCAGCCCGTCCAGCCGCGTCGGACTGCATCTTGCCGCCGATCAGGCTCCCAGCCGCTCCTACAATTGCACCTGCAGCAGGCATATCAGCTCTCCAATACCGAGTAGTCGTCGTTTGTCACGGCCCAGCGATACGCCAGCCGTAGCCCTTTGTTCTTGTTGTCCAGCTCGCAGCAACGCTTGAACGCCCACACGGGGCCGTCTGTGCCGCGCACCCAGAGATCGATGTCCCAGCTGTAGTGCTTCACGTCGTGGGCCACACCGCCGCGCTGGAAGGCCTTTTCGGCCACGTAGTCCAGGCGGAACCCGACGCGCTCGGTCAGCCGCATGGCCGGGATGTTGTCCGCAGGCACTTTTGTGACGATCTTGGTCACCTCAGTGCCGCAGAACAGGTACTCAGCGGCCTGTGCGCAGAACCCAGCCACTCCCTTAGAGTGCGGAAGGAACATCGTGTGCACTTCCACCACTCCATCACCCAGACGGTGGAAGAAGAACCCGCCGCCCTCAAACTCGATCCCGATCCCCTGGTCGAAGATCCGAGCAAGCGGCAACGGCCCATCCACGCCGTCCGGGGCAATCCACGGACGCACGGCGGGGTGATCCATGACTTCCTGCAGGAAGCCTGGATCGGTTGCGATTTTCATCAGTCGTCCGTCTGTTCCGGGGTCAGCACCGCGCCGAGAAGGTCGTGCTTTCGGGGGGAGGAAACGCGGATCTTGAACACGCGCTGCCGGGACTTTCCAAGGCGCATGAACCTAATGCGCTTGGCGTACTGCCCTACCTCACCAATGCTGCGGCGCTTCCAGTTCGACCAGTTCGCGCCGCCGTCGACGCTGTAGCACATCTCTACCCAGTGGTCAGTGTCAGCCATGTCACACCTGAATCCAGTTGGAGAAGCCAGCTGGCGGCTGGTAGAGCATTTCGCTCTGCTTGGTAATTAACGTGTATGCACAACCACTCTGGGCGAAGCTGACCATCGGGAAGTAGGAACCAGCAGGCATCGTATAGAACGGATTAGCCCCCGTTGCAGGATTTCCGCCGTTAACCCATACACCAGATACGCCAAACCATAGGCGCCTTGTATCCGCGTCATAAGCCACCATGCACCGCCTGTTCCCCGGGTATGGAGCAGAGATGCGATCAGACGTAACGCCGTCCTTGAATGCAAATCCGTGTGAACCCATGCCAGCTCCCCGGCCAACGCCACCACCCAAATCTCCTCCACCTGGGCTGAAACCAGCTGGGCCAATGCCAAATGTCCCGGTAGGGGTATTTTCGAACTGTCCTGAACCTTGAATTTCGAAGTACCACTTCCCGGATGAGCGACTGCTAATGGCAATCTGCGTCCCTGGGTTCGTTCCTCCGGACACCTGGGTTACCGTCTTATTTCCATTGGACAGAGCGTAATTGCCAAACACTAGCGCCGAGTTCCAAACATTCTCCTGACCGACTGCATTGGAATCAGGGAGATCAACAAATGCCCCGTTGATGTCGGTAACACGCACTGTCCATGCATAGGATCCCTGCGCCGTATAGGAATAGGTAACAAGCCCTGTAGCATCCATTGTTGCGCCAGAGGGCAACGAGCCAGCAGAGATGGAGACTGTGTACGGGAGAGTGGTGCCGCTGACGACGTACTGATAGGTCCCAGAGTCTCCAACGAAACCAGCGGGGAGATGTCCGGAAACATGGATGTTGCTTGGCTGGGGTGGGAATGGAGTTGGCGTTGTAGCTGGCCCCTGTCCTGTGTCCAGAATCAGCTCCGCATTCGGAAGCAGTAGCGCGCTCTGGTTGTCGGCGAAGACGCCGGAAGTACGCTCACTGATGATCGGCTGATCGCCCTCAAGGAAGTAATCCCAATCCAGCTGCCAGATGCGGCCGTTCTGGAAGTCGCCGCCGAACCAATCGCGGCCCCACTTCTGGGTGTGGCTCAGGCGCCAGCGGTTGATCCCGAAGGACTCGCGCCGGTGCCAAAGGCCGCTCACCACGTCGTATCCGAAGGTTTGCCCGTCAGGGAAGGTCAGGTAGTAGACCTTGTGACCGCGATCCTCCCAGGTGAAAGCAATGGCCTCGGCCCAGCTGTATCCGGAAATAGCCTTTTCCAGAGCTCGCGTCGAAACAGGGCGAGCTGCATAGCCCTCCATGCGATAGACCACGCCGTCATCGCCAAGCCAGAAAAGGGTGTTGTCCAGCTTCTGGATGGTGTGGCGCGAGGCGCAGCCACGGGTGATCGACTGTCGACGGTTCTGGAACGTGCCAGTCTGACCGCCAGCGTTGAAGAAGAACTCAATGGTGCGCTGGCCGAAGACAACGACCTCAAACTGGCTGACCGCAAGGCCCACGATCTTGTCGGGCGCAGCCTCAGCCTCATACCGATCAAGGGTGTTGTAGTCAGTGGCATCAGCCAGATTGGAGTGGAACCAGAAGCGGCCCAGCGGCTCCACGCCCAGCAAATACGAATCGAGGTAATCCGACGAGATTGAACCTGGGTAGCCCTCGTCCGTGATCTTGGCGAACGTGTCGTCAACGGTGTTGTAGACGTACCCGCCGCCACCCTGACCATTCTCGACCAGCACCTGATAGCCGGTCTTGAACTGGTTGTGCGTCATCTGGACGCGGCCAACACCCGGGATGATCCCCAGCGGGACGCCAACGCCAGCGTTGGAGATGCGGAACAGGTAGCGGCCAGACACGATCAGGCGTAGACCTTCGCAGTCGTGCATGCCACGAATCGGGCCGGTGCCAATCTGCTGGTAAGGCTTGAGGCCAGGCGGAGTCGCGAACATCGACACAGTGCGCGTCCCAGCCACCTCCGCCATCACCGGAAGCCAGTTCACCGTGTCCTGGCACGACCACGGCAGGCTGTCGTCGGTGTAGAAGCCGCCAATGATCTCGATGGGGTTTGCGCGCATCAGAAGTAGTCCGAAGGCACGACTGCGCCTTGGTAGGTGGTCGCGTTCAGGCGATTGATCGCCCGGCGCCCGATGTCTGCGTTTCGCACGATCGTTGCCTCACGGGCAAGTGCGCCGTAGTCGGCCACCAGCGGCTCTGCGATCACATAGCTCAGGTGTGTGAGGTATCGCGCCGGGATATCGCCGTCGATATCGAATGGCAGCTTGCCCTCGACATAGAGATCCTCCATCACCGTCTGAGCCATGCGGCCTACGTCGGCAGCATCCCGAGCCTCGGGAGCTTCGTCAGCGTCAAGAACGCCAAGGCGCAGCAGGACCTGCCGCACCAGTTCTTCGCGGCTATACGTGGCCATGCTCTCTCCGAAAAAGAGGGGCGACGGACAACCCGCCGCCCCATACTCCCAACTGACTTACGGGGCCGCTGCAACCGGGGCCGACACGTAGCCGGTGACCAGGCTCCAGTCCTTCGCAGCGGTGGTGCCCTGACCCCACAGCACCTTCTCAACGCCGCGCAGCTCCATGAAGCCGACGCCGTACTGGAAGCCGTAGTCATCTTCCTTGCGCAGCGTGGTCTTGGTGGTCATGGCCCATGCCACTGCCAGCGCCTGCGCACCGCACAAGTAGATCGGCGACACCGGAATCGGGGTGGTTGCGGTGTTGTTGAAGTTGCTGATCTCCGGGATCTCGCGGATCACGACGCCATCCCAGTACAGCGAGGTGGTGCCGGTGAACAGCGGGTTGCTAAGGGCGCGCTCGCGCGCATCCTTGTGGACCGTCTCAAGGTCCTGCTTCAAGTCACGATAGGCGCGCGAATCGACAAACATTACGTAGGTCTCTTCGTCCTCGCCGTAGGTGTACGGACGGATTCCGTCACCGTTTACCGTCTCTGCTTCCTGAGCGATCTGCTTCATCAGGGAGACAATCTTGCGAGTCAGTCGCATGCCGGCCGTGACGTTGTTGAGCGCGGTAGCGTGGGTTGCGTTGTAGTTGGCCAGGGCATCGCCGTACAGCACGCGGTCGGCGTTAGCGACGTTCCACTGGTTGCGCTGAGTTGCGGTAGCGGTGGTGTACGGAACGCCCTGTACCGAGCCAAGGGCTTGGATGATGGCGTTGCGCAGGTAGCGCATGGACAGGTCCTTGAGCGCCTGGCGGCCAGCGTCGCGGACATCGAAGGCCGAAGCCTGCTCTTCCTCGACGTTGACCACGGTGGCGTCGCGGACAACGCCGATGGTCACCTTGTGGCCGTCGTTCGGCAGGGCCTTTTCGTTGCCAACCAGGGTGGTGGTGCCGGTGTTCGGGCCAGCATCGGCATCCAGAGCGCCGATCAGGTTGATGGTGATCGCATCGCCCTTCTTCTTGGTCAGGTTGTTCTTGACCTGGATGATGCTGTTCTCGCTGGTGCCCATGTAGCGCTTGAAGCGGTTGGCGCGGACATACTCTATGAAGAAGTTGTCGTCCCACTGCTTGGCGCGGACGGCTGCGGAGATGGTGGTGTTGGTCATTTCCTGTTACCCCTTGAATAGCTCGTTGAAAACGTCGGACTTCGGGGTGAACTCACCCCGCGTGTTCCGGGCTTGGGATAGGTCAGGAGGGATTTCGCTGGCGGCCTTCTGGCGCTGGTCGGCCTTAGCCTTGTTCTCGGCGTCGATCTGGGCACGAACCTCTGCCGCGATCTTTGCGCGATAGGCTTCGGGGTCCTGCATCTGCTGGAACTCCATCAGCCGCTGGCCCATCTTGTAGGCCGCAACTGCTGGGTTTGGCGCGGTCATGATTTCCTGCACGATGGCGGGATTTCCTTGCGCGTGCTCCATCACGACACCCATCTTCTCTTCGTAATCCGAGTACTGCTCTCGTGCCTGGGCTTCCAGCGCGGCATTGAGACGAGCGGTCGCCCGCTGCTCGATGGCGTTCTGGGCCCGGGCCAAGTAGCCCTCCGGATCCTCGTAGTAGCTGGGTGCCGGTGCCTGTTGGGCCTGATGCTTCGCCCTTTCTTCAGCCAGCTCACGCTCTAGGCGCTGCCGCTTATCTCTCTCTGCCATAACGACAGCAAGCGGAACCGTCTGCGGCTCCTTGATCTCCGTGGCCGTCGTCGCCTCGGTCGCCGGGGTTTCCGGCTGCTGCACTTGCTCGACCGTCTGCTGCTGCTCTTGCTGCTCGCCCTGGTCAGCCTCTCCGGCTTCGGTAGTGGGCGGGGCCTGCTCGGCAGTCACCAGTTCATCAAGGAAATCGCGGTTCTCGTTGCTCATGGATAACTCCTACCGACCGTTCGCCGTCGTCACGATTCGCGCCAATGCGTGCGCGTCCGCCGCCCCAAAGGGCACATCTCAGCCAACAAAAACCCCGCTCGGTGGCGGGGTCTGTTTGGGTTCTGGATCCGGCCGCATGGCCGTAATTCGCTCTGTCTCGGCTCGGTATCTCTCGATGCCAAGCTCCTCCTGGCGGATGGCAAGTTCCTGCTGCTTCAGCTGCAGCTCTGCCACCTTGATGGCGTTGTCAGCCTGCGCCTCCTGAGCCTTCTGCTCGGATTCCTGCACGGCCTGCTGCGCCTGCTGGAGCGCCTGCTGCATTTCCTGCATCTGTTGCTGGACCTGAGGCGGAATGCCGCCGCTGTCCAGATGTTCAAGGATCTGATCTTTGTTCCGCAGGCTGGAGGCCTCAATGATCATCCGCGTCGGGATGGACGCCGGGTCAGCCCTCTTGAGGTCGACCAGCGACTGATACTGCTCACTCTGCAGGTTGACCGAGTCAGGCCCATCCTCAAGGATCAAGTCCACGTCCAGCTCACCCAGAGGGTTTTGGACGGAAACCTGCTGCATCATCGGATCGGCACGCAGCTGTGCGACCTGCTGCGGGTCAAGTGGCTGACCCGACTGCTCGGCCTGCTCGATCATCAGATCGGCCTGCGTCATCGGCCGGTTGATTGCCACCCAGCGCATGTTGCGCTCGTCATCGGTCACTCGGATCCACTTCTCGTCGGTCCAGTACTGCCGGATGCGGAACCACACCTGGCGGTAGACCTCCCAGCTCCAGTCCCGCAACGCCTCAAACACGCCAGCCATTTCGGCAAGGCCCGAGGCCATCATCATTTCCTGGGCGCGGCCACTGGGAGCGCTGGCATCACCTTCAATTGCCGGATTCACACCGCTGGCGTCGATCTCTGCCTTGGCCTCCTGCAGCAGGTTGAACTGCCCTGCTGCCAAGGCTATGCCGTCAGCAGTCTCAAACCGCATGCCGCCATTAACTTCGACGTAGCCGTCAGGGCGGGCCATCTCGCGGCGGGCTTCCTCTCGGTTATCGACAGCGCCTTTCTCTGCGATCACCTGTCGGCTGTTCAGCAGGTGCAGCGCCTTGGACCGACGCTTGTTGATCTCGTCCTGCGGGGAGATCATCCGGCGCACCACGCCGTAACGGTTGTTCTCGCGGTCGATGTAGGCCGAGGTCCCGATCAGGTCGCACTGCGGGATGCCCTTCTCGTCTACATAGGGCGAGACTTGGGGATCACGAAGGAACCCGCCGCCGCAAAGGATGGCTGTGTGCCATTCACCGTTGCGCTTGAATCGGTGCTGCAGGACACGGACCCGGCGACGCTTGAGGTCGCCCCATACGAATTGAGGCCGGTCGTCGTAGGTGTCGCCACTGGTCGCCGTGCTGCTGTAACAACCCTGGATGATCAGCTCGACGCCAGAACGATCCGCATCCGGACCGGCCAGCGCAATCGCTTCCTGCTCGTCCATCCACAGCACGACGCCCAGATAGGACGCATCGGAGAAGTCGCGCTTACGGCTGTGCGGGTCCCAATAGAACCGATCCCATGGGACATTGCTGATGACCACATCCAGCGCGTCGCCGTTTGCCTTGACCGTCACCGTTGCGCCGCCAGCGCCCTCGATAAACAGGTTCTCGGCCACGTTGGACCGGATCTGGCTGAACCGGTTGGCATCGCACACGTAGCGGATCGAGTCAGTGGCCGACTCCGACTCCGCCTCATGCTTCGGGGTGCGGGGATAGGCGCGGGGATCCGTCCGGATGCGCTTCTCATGCCCGATCAGAGCGTCGATCTTGGGGGCAATACGGTTGCTGATAACAGGAGGCTGACGGCGTTTACGCAGCGCCTCCAGCTCCTCTTCGGATAGCTGCTTGCCGTCGTAGTAGTCACGGTCGCGCTCAGACAGCTCGCGCGCCGAACGTGACGTGTCGTCGGCCTCCCTGAACTGCTGCAGCAGCTCGGCATGGCCGATTTGGTTGTCGCTCTCGGTCATACAGTCTTCCAGCTGTCAGGTTCGTCGTGGTTGATGTCGTAGTCGCGCATGCGGCGGCGTTCCGGCTTCGCCTTGCGTTCCTTCGGAATCACAGGGAACTCAAAATCGACCATGTAGCCAATGGCCGTGGTGATGTGCTGGTAGTCGGACTCTTCTTCCTGGTACGCAGAGCCCTTCTTAAGCTGGACGGTCGACAGCCCCTTGTGCATGTAGGGCGCCTTTTCTGCGTTCACATACAGGCTTACGTCGCCATCCGCATTTCGAATCTTTGCCCGGACAGCGTTCTGTCGATCCTTGATGGCTGGGGCAGCAGCGCGAACCCTACGCTCTACATGCCAGCCAGAGTCCATAAGCACCGTCTCGATGTCCGTGTAGTTGGAGCGCTGCCCGTGCTTCTCGCCTGCCTTGCCAGCCGGGTCGCCGTACAGGAGAACTCGCTTGTTCTCATGTGCCGCATAACGCTCTACAAACTCAAGCGCAGACTGCTTGGCAACTGCGCTTGTCAGGACGACCTCATCCAGGACATACAGCGCCTTGCCACGCAGCACACCTACGCCCGATGAAAGCGGCGTGTAGTTGAAATCGTGGAACCACAGGATCTGCTCATGCGGCTCGATCTCGGCGGTTGTTCGGTTCGCATCGCCATAGTCTTCGTAGATCCGCCCCGAGGCAGTTTCAAAGGAAGCCTCAAACTCCTGCTTGAACTGCTTTGCCGACATGGCGCGGCGCATGGCCGCGATCACATCCTCGGGCAAGATCTCCGACGACTTCCAGTGAAACACTGCAAAGTTGGGGTCGCCCCCGGACTTCGCCTGTTCGCAAAGATCGTAGTAGTGGTTCAGGCCGTCCGGCACACCCAGCAACCAGCACCATGCCCGGTAGTCTGGATCGGTCGGGTTTACGGTGTTGAGCGCCGGGAGAATGTTCGCCTCCCAAGCATCAGGCTTGATGTCGGCGAATTCATCAATCCCGCCACCCTTCCACGGTATACCTTCAATACGCTGCGGCTTATCCAGCCCGATCACATGGACTTCGCTGCCGTTTGGCAGGTAGATAATCCGATCTGACTCGGACGGGCGGCGCGGATGCAACGCCGACAGCGTGAAGGCCTTCAGGTCATCCCAGAAGATCTTCTTTGCTTGGTCATGCGTTGGAGCCGCTGCGAAGTAGGCGCCCGGAACCTCATTTGCCTGCTTCACCAAGAATCGCTTGAACCGCTCTGTCTTCCCGCTTCGACGCCCAGCAGGCACCAATGGGAACCTAACCCCACTCGGGACTGCTCCCAACAACGCCAGCTGCACAGGATGCGGCTTCAACGGATACCAGCGAGCCAGCTGCCTATCAAGCAGAAGGTTGCCAGTCGTCACGCTGGAAGCCCGGCGATCAGCTTGCGCAGCAAACTCTGGACGTCGTCCCCGCCCTGGGGATCTTCCCGCCTATCCCGCCAACTGTCTGGCTGGCGGTTCTTGAGCCAGAAGATGCACGCCGTTGTGTCAGGCGGGTAATGCTCAACCGTCTTGGCCCTGACGATTGCCCCCTGGTACTGGAAGACTTTCTCAGACTGGTGCGAGTAACCCATTGCCCTACGGAACAGGGACTGCTCAACCAGCCCGTCTACCTCATCCTTGCCCCGCTTTAAGGACTCCACAAAGGAAGGGTGGCGTAGCTTCCAATTGTTAAGCGTTGACTCCCGAACGCCGAAGAATCCTGCGATCTCTTTGTCCGTTGCGCCCAGTCTGCACAGCTTCTCGGCTTGCTCATCAAGCTCGGGCTTGTACTTGCTCGGCCTTCCAGTCTTTGTCTCCATGGCGTTCACTCAGGCGCGCTCGCCCTATGCGATCTCCAGAACGCCAACCGCCAGTACGCCCATGACGGAGTCGATCAGGCGGTAACGGTAGCTGCCGCGCTCGTACTTGGCATAGAACACAGCGGGGACAGAGATCGAAACCTTGCCGAACGCATCGCCCTCTGCAGGGAAGTCTGCCAATCGGCGGCTGCCATAGCTGGTGATCTCAAACGTCAGATCCGACTGCGACAGGTCGACGGGGCCATCTTCTCCTCTGACCCACAGGACAGCGGCGCCGTCCATCTTCCAGAACATGCGAAGCGACGGCGGGGTGATGATCAGGCCCTCGCCGGTCTGGATCTCAACTGTGGCTGTGTAGGAGTCCTGGGGATAGTCGGACTGTTCGCCCGGGCTGTAGACCACCACAGACGACGGCGACGGAGACTGCACAGGATTGGGCTGCCATTGATTGGCGCCGCCTTGGTTGTCCACAATCTGCCCGTTGAACATGAATTCGCCGGACTCAGCGCGCCCATTGGAATTGAAGGCCAGGAAGTTCACCCGGACAGGGACAGCCTTAGCCAGCTGCAGCGACCATGACTGATCTCCAGGCGTATCCAGCCTCTGGCATGTGATGGTGCTGCCAGAAATGGTCACGCCATCCGGAAGTGATGGCACGAAGCCGATTCCGGACTCAGCGATAGGGCGCCACGGCATTCAGTTGCTCCGGTCGGAAAGGATCAAGGCTTGGAGCCCGCGGACTTGGGCGTCGGCTTCTGCTGCGGCTCGAACAAGATCGCTCGCACCTTCTGCTCGGTCGTCGGCGGCACCATCAGGCTGGCCGGAGCTGGCGGCAAGGTCGGACACTCGGGCCTCACAGCCTGCCCAGCGCTGCTGCAGGCGGAGGTTGCCAGCGCGGAGTTGATCGCCAATGTCAGAAGCCCTTTTCTCAGCATCTGCCTTCTCCTGCTCGTACTGGGTTGCGACTGCCTCGGCCCGCTTGACCCGCTGGCGCTCTACCGCGATCACGGCTATGGCGTTGTCGCGTTCCTGCTCGGCCACTTTCTTGGCCGTCTGCGCGTAGTCCCGAGCGCGCTCTGCCTGTGCCACTGTCCCGCGCTGCCACACGGCGATGCCTGCCAGGAGCAAGACAGCCCCCAGCAGGATTCGGGACAGGATGCTCATCTCAGTCTGCTGGCTCGTAGGTCGCTGCGAAGATGCCCGGCTTGCAGGGATAGTACTCGCCCTGCACACCCGTGATGATCCAGTCGCCTTCGGATACCTTCATGCAACCCTCAAGAGTCCGGATGAAGACGTGTCCGCAGTTGCTGCACGCTGACCTTGAGTCGCAAGTGCAGCGCTCAAGCGCAGGATGCTCGCAAGGATACTGAACCGCATCAATCGTGACTGGGCGCTTTCGGAACTTCGCCATATCAGGCCCCCGGCTTCCGCTGGCTGATGACCTTGGCAATCAGACCGATGCCAGCGAAGACACGGATGAAAGTGGTGATGGCACTAGGCATGGCTTCGTCTGCCAGCATCCCCAGCGCGGCGGCTCCCGCATACAGACCGTCCGGGCTGGCGAGCAGGACGCCCCACAGCCAAGTCGTCCAGTGCTTGAGCGTCTCCTTCAAAGGCACGATACCCTGCGGCAGGAGGCTAGCCTTAGCTGCCTTCGGCGGCTTGGTGATGATCGGGGTAGGACTGCTCATTTCTTATCGCGCTCCTTCTGGCGATCCAGCTCTTTATCGACTTCCTCGGCAAACCGGGGCGCCAGCATGTAAACGGCTTTCTGATAGGCCTCAGCCTGCCTCGCAGCCACATCCACGTTGCTCGCCACATGGGCTATCCAGACGGCGCCGAGAATCACGCCAGCCAGGGACAGACCGATTGCGATCCCGTTCCAGATGGAGCCTGCGCCTTCAATGCGGATCGTGTTGAGGTTGTTGCTGGCTGCCGGGCGCATCAAGGCACTCAGATCGGTAATGCTGGCCTCAAGCCTATCCAGCGGGTCAGTAAGGCGCTCAGTCACCTTCCTGAGCCTCTGATCTCGCCCTTGATCTCAGCCACAGCCTTTAGAAGCTCAGTGCAGGTTGCGCTGATGTTTGCCATGGTCTGCTCAATGCGGGTGATTTCAGGCTTCTTCACAAACTCGTCTGAAACCAGCACTCGGAGGTCAGTAATCCGCTTCGACAGGCTCACGATGTAGCCCAGAGCAAAAATGACCAGCGGCATCAGCACGCCGACGGCTACGTTCACCACAATCTGCCAGTTCATTTGGCCTCCAGCCCAAACAGGCGCTTGGCCTGATCCAGCCGCTTTGCTCGATCCGCCAAACCATTGGTGCCGCCGTTGATGGCCTTGGTCACGCCCACCAGGTTGTCGGCCCGAGCCATTGCAGGGATCTTCGGGCGCTCTACGGTCCAGTACCAAGCAGCCGCATCGACCGCGTCTGGCAGTTCAGCCAGCATCTGCGGCGAACGGACCACTCGATCATCGCCATACTTCCACTTGCTGTAGCTGGCGTAGTTCGTCCGGCCAGTAACTTGGATCAGGGCGCGCCCTTTGAACCGGACACCGTCCCCAGGCTGCGTATTCCCTAGATCCTTGCGCCCCTCATAGAGCCGCCCTGAGGCGTACTCAGTGGCCGTCTTGAAGCCATCCGATTCATGGGCTACCTGTGCCAGGAAGTGAGCCTTCTCAAGCGGCGTGGTGATGCCATGCTCGATACAGGCCCGCTCCAGCGGCTCGGCGTACTTGCCAGCCCCCATGGCGGCAGCGACAGATTCGGTGCTCACCATGCGATCTCCAATGGGCGCCCGCCCCGCTGCCAGCTATGCACGAGGGTTGATCTGGACGGGGAAGCGGGCAAAGAAATTGTTTACTTCGGAAGGCGGCAGTACGAACAAACAGGGCCAGATATGGTGGGGCGCGACTCATAGGAGCCGCAGCCCTCGCACTTCGCCCGCTCCGGCTTCTTCGCTTCAATTGGGCCGTCGTATCGGGCGACATTCCGCCATTGCTCATTGGCAGCCGAGATCGATGCGTGCGCCCCAATGCAAGCCGCTGCTGCAGCACCCATAGCACCCTCCAGAAACGCGAAACCCCCACAGGAATCCTGCAGGGGCTACTTTGGTCGCGCGTAGGATGACACCCAAAACGAGGTCAGGTCACGACCTCGCCTTCAGGCTGAGGAAGTGGCTTCCAGCCGATGGGGGTCCAAGCACTATGAAGAGTCGTCCAACCAACCCAGCCAGTGGTAATAATCCAAACCTTCTCCCCCTCTTCGAATGACGCCTCCGCCACGAACACCTTTTCCTCCTCGCCGGGAGCATGCGCCTTTACACGCAAAAGGATTACGCCGTCGTTGGGCGCCGATTCCATCTTCCTCCACTGGCTCATGCTGCCTCCCGTTTAACCGCATCGGCCATATGATGCGCTGCCTCCGCCTCAGCGTCACGCACCCTCTCGAAAAGCCACTGGTAGCAGTCCTTCCAGTCGCGGCGGAAGTTGGACGGATCCTTGCCCAGCTTCTTGGCTCTCCAGCCGTCACTATTCTTGGTGTGGCCGGTTCCGTCGCAGTCGCCGCAGGCCTTCACCAGTTCCCCAGCCAGCACGGTCCCGCGCCCATGGCACGCCCCGCAGTTCCTAGGGCAGGCGATCTCCTCCACGATCACCCTCAACAGCGTGGGCAGCATTTCGGGCATCCGTTCCGGCCATTGCTCCTCCTTGGCCTTATCCAGCGCAGCCTGGGCCTTGTACACCTCTGACCGCTGGTCGGCGGTGTCGGCGCGGTGCCACTGCCGCAGCGCCATGGCGATCCCGTAGGTGATTCGGGCATCGGTTACTTGCCCTTCCCTGCGTCGATACTCGGTCAGCGCCAGGTGGGTGAACAGGGCATCCAGCCTGCGTCGGCTCAATGCTGCCCCATCCGGCCAATGGCAGGCAATGAACACCTCCCTGCCCAGCCCTGCCGGAACGAAGGCCAGCGCAGCGGCGATGTCCTGGTTGGTCAGCTCCGGGATCCCGCCCCGGCCAGTGTCCAGCCTGACGGTCTGCTGATTGAGCCGTGCAGGCAATTCGCGAACGTCAGTCATTGGCCTTCCTCCTCTTGATCTCTCGTTTCATCATCTGTGCCTCGGCCTTGAAGGCTCTGGCCTCATGAAGGACTTCCCGAACGTCATAGCCCTGCCGGTGCAGGCTGAAGATCTCGTCGGCCAGGGCGTGGTCGATCCGGGCGACGACTTCCAGCTCTGGGGTGGTGTACTGGCTGAAGGCCGGGATCATGCCTCCGGCCCTCCGGTGATCCTGACCACGACCTGGCCGCCCTTGCGGACCTCGGTGCTGACGAGCGGGTGGCTGATGAACCGCTTGTCGTCTATGCCCAGCGCGTCGGCAATCCCATCCCTCTGCGGCTTGAACCGACTCAACATGTTGTCGTCGTCAGGAATCATGCGGGTCGGCGGATGGAACGTTACCCACAGATGCACGCGCCCTTCCGACTTCCACGGCACGCACCCAGCAGCTACTGCAAGGATGTAGGCCTGAGCCCTATCCTTCTTCGCGGCTTTGGCCTTGGTGCCCCAATGCACTCGGCGATTCGGCGACAGCTCCTTGCTCGGCCATGGCAGGATCAGCTCATTCATGCCGCCACCCTAATGAGGCCCTGCTCCCACAGCTGGAGCATCGTCCGGTCGTGGGCACGTTGCCAGATATCGGCCTTCTCCTCGCGGGTGAAGCGCTTCCCCTGGTCGAGCTGCATGTGGCAAGCCCTGCACCCGCTGGCGAAGAAGCAGTCGTGCGCCTTGATGCTGCCGCCCTTCCCGTGGCGAGACTGGTTGCTGTGGCACGGCTCTCCCGGCCCCCCCTCGCACACCCCATCGATCTGCAGAGTGCAGTTGAGCTGGTAGGCGAGGTCCAGCAATGCGCGGTCGCGGTAGTTCATCGGCGGCGCTCCCAGCGGTATCGGGGCTTGCAGCCAATGAACACAGGCTCGGGCTCGCCCATCGGCCAAGAAAAGTACATGCCCTCAGACACCTTCACCCACTTCCCGTCGCCGCAGGCCTGACGATCGCTCCGGATGGCAGACTTCAGTCTCATCTTTGCGATGGCAGAAGTGGATCCGATGTGCGCCAACAGCCAGACTTCATCAGTTACAGCATCCTTGCGATACCAAGACTCTTCGCATAGGCGCAAAGCGCCCCGCTGCGCCCTCTTCTGCCTACGCATGACTTCGACAAATTCTTGGTTCATTGCCCCCTCCCCTGCCGCCGATGCTCGTCCTGATCCGCCCGGCCCCAGTAGTGCTGGAACGCCTTGGCCTCGTCCGTCCCTTCATCGAACGGGCACGAGGTGATCGGCTTGCGGTCGAGCCTGGCGCTGTAGCCCGCGTTGCTCGCCTCTGACAGACGGCTGCGGTCCTTGTAGCTGGAGAGGTTCATTCGCCCTTCTCCCCGGCGAGGTCGGCGCGGATGTAGCGGACTACTGGGCCATTGCTTTCATCCGAGAACCGCTCCTTTACAGCAGTCACATCGGAGATTCCGCCGTGACGGCTGAGGATTACCCACACCTCCTCCGGCCCAACCGGCTCGGAGATGATGGCGTAGTCATACTCAGCCCAATTCCAAGTGATACCCGGAGGTTTTTTCCACTGATCCAACCGAAACTGGCGAAACACAACCTTCCGCCCCTCAGCCGCAAGCCGCATGACCTCGGCCTTCCCCGCCGTAGTGCTGGTGTCGATCTGTTCGAGGTTCATGCGGCGCCTCCTTCTTCCTCTGCTACGACTTCAAACCAGAATCCCGTCCACCAATTCCTGAGTTGCGCCGCCCACAAAACCGCCATCCAACGGAAGTAGTGCCGAGACACAAGGCGCCGCTCTGAGTTCCAAATGAACCGCGAATAGACTGCATATCGCTTCTTCATGCTGCCCTCTGCAGGTTGTAAGACGGGTCCGGATCAGGAATGAACACCCCGGCCCGGGCTCCAACTCGTTGGCAAAATTCGACGTAGTCCCAGAAGGCGCGGCCTTCCAGCACGTCACGGTTTCCGTGTTCGTCGGTGGTTGTGGTGCGGATCGGGACTTGTTCGACGCGGCCACCTGGCAGTCGCTTCTGGCGCCAGCCGAAGTGGCAGCCCAGCAGGTACTCGTGCACGTCGTCGCGCTCATAGCCCTTGGCGTCGGCCAGCATCGGGTAGACCACGGCCCACAGGTACGCGCACTGAGGCGGCGTCCGCTCTGGTCGGGCAATGCTGACCTTCACGTTCACCGGCTTACCGGCGTGAGCGAAGCGCAGCATCTCCGACAGGTTCTTGATCGCCGATTCGCGGCCGTTCGGCGGTAGGGTGACGATCTGTGTCATACCCCACCCCTCCCGACCACTTGTGCCACAGCCGTTCCGATTGCCTTGACCACTTCGGCCACGGCACTCCCTGTCGCCGAGATCAGAACCAGCGCCGCTACGAACGGCCAGAACTCCGACAGGATCATGTGCAGGATGCTCATCCCTCCACCTCCGGCGGAGCGGGCAGAGGCTGCGGCTGAGGCTGCGGCGCGCGATTGTTCCAAGCCTCGCAAGCGCCCTGGTCGGTTTCCGATGTTGGTCCCTCGCAGAAACACGAGTTGCAGTAGACCGCCCGTTTCTGTCCGCCGTGGATGCTCGGGACTGCGCTCTCAGCACACTCAGCACCCCAATCGCCACAGAACGGGCACGCCTTCAGTTCGATCTCGCTCATCCCCGCTTCCTCCTGATCTGCTCGTCTCGTTCGTCGTAGCCGGCCAGCCAAGCCTTGCGCAGCGCCAGACCGTCCTCGCCCATGGCGTAGAGCGGGACCGAGTTGCGGTCCTTGTGTGCGTCGCGCATCCACCGGCCGGTCTGGCGGGCGCGCTCTAGTTCGTCAGTCGTCATCGGTCACCCAGGTACGGATGAACCAGCGCACGTCGCACAGCTTCCAGCCCACGACTGCGGCGATCTCGGCCACGCTGCAGCGCTCGGCGTGCAGGAGGCGGACGGTTGATGCTTTGCTCATCTCTGCCCCCGGTGGCTCTGCCAGTCGAAGGCCAGCACTGAGCCGCACTCGCGGTAGCGGTCCATGACGCGGTGGCCCAGAAACTCCTCCAACTCGTCTACTGACAGGTTCGAGATCAGGATCGTCGGCAGCATCTGCTGGTAGCGTTCGTTCAGGACTTCGAACATCAGCAGCTTTTCGTGTTCGCTCCCCACCTGCACCCCGACCTCGTCAAGAATCAGCAGGTCAGGCTGGTTCAGCGCCGAAATGGCCTCCTGCTCCGACCGCTCGCTGTCCTTCCGATAGGTGGACTTGATCGACCGCAGCATGGACGACACCGTCAGGAACAGAGTCGAAGCCAGATGGCTCTCCATGATCTCGCTGGCGATGGCGCAGGCCAGATGGGTCTTGCCAGTGCCGGGAGCGCCCGTAAGGACCAGCGAGGCGCCGACTGGACGCTTATCCTTCCACTTGTCGGCGTAGGCCTTGCAGACGCCCAGGGCGATCTTCTGGCCCTGATTCGTGGCCGCATAGTTCGCAAATCTGCGGTCACTGAAGCGGGGCGGGATGCCAGCACGATGGAACAGGCGGACCACCTTGTCTCGGCGCTCTCGGGCCTCGTCCTGCGCCTTGCGTGCCTCCGCCTCAGCCGCCTCAGCCTCGCGGCAACCGGGACAGCGAGACGTGCGGACCAGCGGCTCACCGAAACCCAGGTCGAACTTGGTGATCGTGGAGACGTAGGCGCCATGGGTCCCGCAGATGGCATCAACCGTCTGCGATTGCGGCTCGTGCTGCTTCGCGGAGGTCGGGGGGGAGGTCTTCGATGGAAGTGGCTGCATAGGTCTTTCCTCGGAAGTCGGCGGATGCGGATGGGCGGATCGGGACGACTACCCCGGGCCCTGCTCGTTCGTTTGGTTTCAGCCACTCGGCCTGCAAGCCCTGCGATCCACGGCTGCACCAGATTTCGAGGAATCGGGTCAGCGGCATGCTCGCCTTGGCGGCTTCGGTGATAGCGCCCCTCAGCACGGTTTCGGTGACGGGCGCCTTTTTGGCCTTCCGCAGTGCGAGCCAGTCAGCCCATGTCTGCGGATCGACCCCATCGGGCATGACGACCGTGGATACGGGCGCGCTCTTCTTGGGGGTTGCTTTACTGATGGTTCTTGATGGTTCTTGATGGTTAGTGTCCGCCTGGCGGACGGGTGCGGTTCGCGAGGCGGACTGGTCCGGTTCGCCAGGCGGACGGGTGTCATCCGCCAGACGGACCGGTCCGCGAGACGAACCGGTTCGCGAGGCGGACTGGTTTTCGTAGTTCTTGGGGGTAATGACGTAGGTGGTATGACGACCGTTGTCGCGGTTGGCAGAAACCAGCTTGTGGTCTTCCAACCACTTGATTGCCGCAATCACAGCCGTCTTCCCAAAGCAGGTGAACTCGCACAGCGTCGTGATCGACGGCCAGCACTCGCCGTGGTCGTTGGCGTAGTCAGCCATAGCCATCAGCACCGCCTTGGAGGGCGGCGGCATCTTGAGGGCTCGGCAGGCGTCGATGACGGAGTTGGACATTGGTCAGCTGCGAATCATTCGGGCGTGGACGGGGATGACACGGTCGGCTCGGACCTTGTCCGATTCCCGCTTGAGCCAGCCCGGGGAGAAGTTCCGCCAGGGATGGGACTTCTGCGGCTCTTTCTTCTTGGTCATGGCCACTTGACCCCTGCCCGCTCCAGAAGCGACGGGAGCGTCTCCAGAAGCTTGGTGATCTGGGCGATAGCCTCGCCGTGCGCTGCCTCCGGAGAGGTCATGTAGCGCTCGATCAGGTAGTGAATCGGGCTGATATCGTTCTGGGTCTGGATGTACGTCTCCAGCTCATCGATGGTCATGCCGCGCGGCTTGCCACCGCTGTCCTGACCTGCCAACTTCTCCGACAGCTTGCTCGGGGACAGGTCCATTTGCCCCGCCACTGCCACCACACCGCGCTGGTGGACCTGCACAAGGACGTGTTCCCGCAGGCTGCGGTTCCGCTGCGTCAGGCCGTCCTGGTAGGTGATGCTCAGGTGTCGCATTGATGCCCTCTCTTGGGTTCTGGGGAATCGCGGGGAAGACGTGTTCCCCTGCATTCCCCTGCCGGGTTCTGAAAATGGCCGCACCCCCAATCGAGAGAAGTGCAGCCGGTGTTTGTTGTGGATCAGTCAGCTGGTGAGAACGTCGTAGAGATCGTTCGTGTTGCGGGTCGTTGCTTTACGCTTCGGCATATCGGGGAACAGGTGCGGATCACTCAGATGCACCGCCCGGATCGGGATCCCCCGGCCTATGGCAGCGGGACCGTTGTCCCCTTCCCTGCCGTGGACCGGTGAGGTGGGCATTTCAGGTGCGCCGACGCCGGAACAGATCGGGGCGTCGAGCCTTGAGCTCCCACTGACGGGAATCCGGGATAGGTTCGTCATCGGGCCAGTGGAAGACAGCGCCTCGGCTGACATCGAAGAACCGGGCAAGCTCGGCGTCCGACTCCAGGCCGAGCAGTTTCTTAACGCAGGCTTTGGTCATGTCCATGCGTGCGAGTCTAGCTCTCTAGACTCAATAGTCAAGCGTTCTAGACCCTGTTCAGTCTACTTTTCTAGTCATATGAGCACGATGGCTGAACGCGTTAAGCAAGCAATGGCTTTGCGTGGGATGACCGCGCCCGATCTGATCGCCCGAAAGGTCCTCAGCAAGGCTGGCATCTACTTCATTCTTGATGGGACCACCAAGGCGGAGAAGATCCGAGCCGCGACGGTGGCTAAATTGTCCGCAGCTCTCCAGGTCAACCCGGAGTGGCTTCAATACGGTAGGGGGCCAATGGAAGGCGGCGCTGCAATCCAGGAAGGAGAGTGGGAAGACGTACGGGGGTATGCCCAAGCTATGGGCCTAGGCGGAGGCCCCGAGGCTGCAGAGTATGCGGAGACCCACAAGCTCAAGTTCAAGGCATCATCCTTGGCGAGGAAGCGTTTACGCGCCACTGCCCTTGCGGTCATGTACGGGAAGGGCGACTCCATGGAGCCTCGCGTTCTGTCTGGCGATGCCATCCTCTTTGACACTTCTGACACGCGTCCTCGCGATGGCGCCTTGTTCGTTATTCTCGTGCCGGGCGCTCATAACCCGGAGTACCAGGTGAAGCGCTGCGAGCTGCTAGATGACCTTGTGTACTTCAAGGCAGACAACCCTCACGGCGACCACAACTGGAAGAAGGCGCGGCGCATGGATGACAAGAAGAATCCGATCCAGATCATCGGACGGGTCCGTTGGATAGGAAGCTGGGAGGACTGATGGTTGGCGTTTCCAAGGATTGGGTTGAGCGGCGCGCAAAAAGCCTGAATGGAGATGACGGATGGGGTCTCTCGTGCTGGGGTGCCGACTACTTCAATGGGCTGCAGCCTGCCGATGGCGGCTCCACGTGGTGGCACATACCCCTCATGCAGATGCGATTTACAGATGCTTTCGTGGCTGGGGAGACCATCAAGCCATTGGCGGCCCAGTACATTGCTTTCAAGCCATCAATGCAGGACCCCAATACTGACTGGCTGGTTGCCAATACCCTTTGCTTCGCCGAGGTCAATGCAACGCTTGTCTACTGCCGGATGATGACGGGCGGGAAGCAGTCCGTCCCGTTGTCGCTCAAGGCCATCATTGCAGCAGCTTCCATCGTGGGCTGGACCGTGTGGCTGGCGATTGTCTTGGGATCGCTGCTTATCAGCGGGTGGCTCACTGTTGTCCTTTCCTTGATCACTCTGTGGGGGATCATTGGCAAGGCCAGGCAGTCGTTGAAGAAACGGCGCTTGATGGCCGAGATGATGCGCACATATGAGTCTCTCTGTTCATCGACCTTCAGCTGGACGGTTTTCTGGGAGCACCTCGCTGAGTCTCGCAAGCTGGGCGCGGTCTGGCCGCCAGAGTTGTACAAGCTGGCCGAACTGAGGATGCGTCGATAGCTGAACGAAATAAGGTTCGTTCATAAAATTATTTGTCTAGAGCGTCTAGTTCTCTTGACTTCAAAGTCTAGTTGTCTAGACTACATCCAACGCCCCACCACACCCACTACCGGGCCAGGGGCTAGGAGACGAAGGCATGAGCAAGACCTTTGAAGTTGAGCTGATCGAGATCGATCACCGGCACAGCACGCACGTCAAGGTGCGAATTGTCCGCGCTGACGGCTGCGTCACGCTGCGAACCTCGACCGACTCCGGATCCATCGACAACAGCTGGGTACTCCTCCCCTCCGAAGCCGTGACCATCGGCGAGCAGCTGATCGCTGCTGGTAAGGCGGGTGAGGTATGAGCGCCCCTATCGACGTGCTGGCGGTGATGGAAAGGGCTTCTATCGACGAACTGCCGCTCATGAGCGCAGTGGATATGAAGGAAGCCCGCTCCGCAGTTGCCGAGCTGATCGAGAAGGTGGACGAACTTCTGTCTACCCACGGGGAGTACCGAGGCTACGGCGGTGCTGGCGAAGCCATTGAAGAGCGCATGCGCGCAGAGCTGGTATTGGCCCTCGCCCGCGTCAAAGGCGGTGCCGCATGACCCTCCACACCCCCACCGACATAGCCCGGAACGCCCAGCGCATCCATGACGCGCAGCTTCCGGATGACAACGAATCGGCCTACCAGGACGCGGTCAACGAGGTCGCCACGCATCACGAAACGGCAGAGCTGGTCGCGGTGATCGCGGGGTCTGAGTCGGCGCTGGACTACCTGATTTCGCGAGTCGATGTGCCGAGCTACCTGCGGTACGACCTGCGCGCCCTGCTCAACAAGCAGCGGGACATCAAGCGCCAGATCGAGGCCGAAATGAAGTCTCCCACCTATCACGATGCGAGGTTCGCATGACTACGAGTGTTGATGTGCTGGCGGTGATGGATAGTGCAATCGAAACCTACATGCGCCTCAATCGAGAAGCGAGGTCGGAAGAAGACCACCTTCTCGACATTGAAGATGCTCAGGCTGCCCGCGCCGCAGTCGCCGAGCTGATTGAGGCGGTTGGTGATCTTTCCAAATTCGGTGACGAAATCGAATGGGACGACCTGAGCGCTGAGACTACCGACATGTCGTCGACCTTGTGGCGCCGCGCTGACGCCGCGCTAGCCCGGGTCAAAGGAGCCTGAAATGGTCATCCAGTTCCCGGTACAGACCGACTTCCAGCTGCACATGTTGCAGAGCATCCGCGCCCACTGCGCTCGCAACGGGCTGGATCGCCGGAAGGCTGAGCGCGACTTCATGGCTGCTGGCTGCACGAAGCAGGCGCAGAACGCGCTGTGGGAGTCGACCCGTCAACACAACCTGGGCAATGAGCCGAAGGATCGAGCATGAAGCCGGATTGGAAGGATGCGCCGGAGTGGGCGAACTGGGTCGCCCTCAGCTCGGATGGCGAGTAGACATGGTTTGAGAATGAGCCGTGGAAAGACGATGAAGGCGATTACATGCCCGGCCCATCCGGAAGGTGGATGAATTCAGGCTTCCGCACGGAGATGGTCACTCTGGAGTGCCGCCCATGACCCGCTTCCTCCGCTCCCCCTACGCCCCGCTGGCAGCAATGGCGCTGATCGCGGCCTACGTGCTGACGAAGCTGGCACTGATCGTTAATGGAGTTGTGTCGTGAGTGAGATCGAATTGAAGACCTGTCCGTTCTGTGGCGCGAAGCCGGAGACGGGTCCTTGGCAAAAGCACGGGCTCACTGTTCAGTGCAGCTCTAGCCTGACCGATTGTCCGATTGGTCCCGCGTATTCCCACTATGAGCCAGTGGGCGCTGCTGCGGCATGGAACACCCGCGCCCCGCAGTGGCAGCCGATTGAGTCGGCGCCGAAGACCACGCGTTCGATCTTGGTGTGGTGCCCGGAGCGACAGAACCAGTACATGGTCTATTGGGATCGGCTGGGTGCGGGCGAGTGGCGAAACTTTGGCGGCTGCACAGTCCTGACCGAAGTTCCGACCCACTGGCAGCCGCTGCCCGCTGCACCGGAGGCTGTATGACCCCGCTCTGTGAACTAGACCGCCTCTTCCCCGCCATCCCGAAGCCCGATCCGCTGGGCGACGAGGTAGACGCCGACGAGACGAACCATGGCCCTTGCGCACAGGGGGATTGCAGCGATGAGTAAGCATACGCCGGGGCCGTGGGGCATCGAACGGACCGATGACACCAACTGGATCGGCTTCATGAGGCCGCACGATCCGAAAAAGGTGGAGCTGATCGTCTGCACCACTTCTCGAGAATTACTGACCGATGAGGCCTTGGCTCGAAACGACGCCAACGCCCGACTGATCGCCGCCGCGCCGGATCTGCTGGCTGCGCTGCAGGTGGCAGAGCTGGCTCTGCGTGAGCGCGGCCTTCGCGCATGCGGCGAGTACAAGCAGATCGAAGCCGCCATCGCCAAGGCCACAGGAGAAGCCTAATGCGCACCCACTACCTGGTCCTGGCTTCGTGCGTCGGCCTGATCGTCTTCCTCTGTTGGGCTGCGTGGTTCACCTACAAGTACGAGGCGTACTACATCACGGCCTGCGCACTGTTGGTCGCCCTGATCGATGCGTTCTTCATCTACGACGAGCTGCACATCATCCGCAAGAAGCGCAACGACCGATTCAAGCAGCCGCCGCTCACCACCGAGCGGGGCTGAGTTCTACGGAGGGAATGCGCAGGCTGATGCGCAGGGTGACGGACCGGGCAGAGCGAAGCTGATAACCCGCCGTCACTGGAATTGACCGGACTCGGGTATGCCGAGACAGGGCCGGATGACCGAATGGCACCACCCGCTGCGGGGCCAGCAGCAAGCCGGAGATCAGCACCGGCCCCTCCACCCAATCCCCTGCCCTGTCGCTCCCCACGACAGGGACCCGCGCCGGGCGGGTCCAACAACCCGGCACCTATCAACCGAGAGAAAAGGGATTTGCCATGTTGAACATCAACGAAGAAGAACTGAAGGCCGGGATCATTTCGCAAGCCGCAGACCAGATCGTCAGAAACGATGAAGACCTGTCTGGCATGGTTGCGAAGGAAGTGGCCAAGCGCATCAACGCCATCTTTGTCGATCGCGTCGAAGCGCAGATCCAGGCCGCGATCGATGCCGCAGTGAACAACGCGTTCGATGAAGAGTACCAGCGCGTTACGCAGTGGGGTCAGCCCGACGGCCCGTCTACTACTGTCCGCAAGCAGCTGGAGAGGATCGTCAACGGCTACTGGTCCGCCAAGGTGGATGCCAAGACTGGCAAGCCCTCCACCAGCGACTACTCCAGCGTGACCCGCGCCGAGTACCTGATGACCACGATCTGCGCTGAGGACTTCAGCGCGGCCATGAAGCAGAGCGCGCTCAACGTGACCGGAGCGCTGAAGGATGGCCTGCGTAACCAGATCGGCCATCAGATGGACATTCTGCTCAATGAGCTGTTCCGCATTAAGAGCCTGCAGGACCAAGGCAAGGTCGAGAAGCCGTACTGAACCCCGCAAGGACGCGCCCGCTCTCCCGGCAGCGGCTCCAAGAGCCGGGCAACTATTCAACGAGGCACACATGAACGCAGTAGTCGTCCAACAGGAAGAACGCCAGGTCGTGCCGTATCAGGCCGCGATCCAGAAGGCGAAGGACCGCTTCGCCAAGGTGGCGGCGTCCACGGTGAACTACGACCGTGAGTCGGTGTTCGCCATGCAGGCCATCATGAAGACCGACTTCGCCATGCAGACGGCGAACAAGAACCCGCAGTCGGTGCACATGGCGATGATCAACGTGGCCTCGACCGGCCTGACGCTGAATCCGGCCAACGGCTACGCCTACCTCGTGCCGCGTGACCGGGCCATCCACCTGGATATCAGCTACAAGGGCCTGATCAAGATCGCGACCGACACCGGCTCGATTGAGTGGGCACGGGCGGATGTGGTCTACGAGAAAGACAGCTTCGCCTATCACGGGCCTGCCGCCCTGCCGGAACACACCGCCGACCCGTTCAACAAGGATCGCGGCGAGATCATCGGCGTCTACTGCATTGCCAAGACCCATGCAGGCGACATCCTGACGGAGGTCATGGACCGCGCCGAGCTCGACAAGATCCGATCCAAGTCGATGGCGAAGTCTGGACCGTGGGTCGATTGGTTCGTCCAGATGTGCAAGAAGGCCGTCATCAAGCGAGCCAGCAAGACGTGGCCGTACACCGAACAGTCGGGCCGCATCGATCAGGCCATCGAGATTGCGAACACGTCTGAGGGCGGCTACGACCTGGAATCAGAGGAAGAGAAGCTCCACAAGCGCCGCCAGCAGCATGACGCCGCTCTGGGCCGCCACTACAAGAGCGTGGACGCCATCAAAGAGGCGCTGGCAGCCGAAGAACCGGATATGCACTCAGTCGCCGAGATGTGGGGCGAGATCCCGCAGGAAGACCAGATGGCCCTGTGGCTGGCTCCGAGCAAGGGCGGCTGCTTCATGACTGCTGAGCGCAATGCGATCAAGAACGGCGTGCCGAAGGTCGCCACCGAATCCGAGGAAAAGCAATGAGCGACGTGAAATTCATCAGTGGCCTGACCTTCAAGGCACCGCACGAGAAGGCCCCCAGCTACATCATGGCTCGCGGCTCGATCAAGCGCGAAGACCTGATTGCATGGCTAGGCACCGAACAGGGCGAATGGATCAACTTTGACGTGAAGGTGTCCCAGAACGGCAAGTGGTACGCCGCAGTGGACGAGTGGAAGCCGAACCAGGGCGGCGGCACCAGCTCCCGCCGAGGCGGTCATGAGCAGCGCGAGCGGCCGCAGAGGGCTACGGACAATGCGCCGCGCGATGAGTTTGAGTCCGATGACATTCCGTTCCTGACCATGCAGGGGGGCTGGTGATGAGCGACATCCAGCGATACGAGATGGGCCGTCATCCATACGACCGCGACATTTCCATGATCTTCGATAACTACGGGAACTACGTGAGCTATGACGACCACGAGGCAGAGGTAGCCCGCCTGCGCGCTGAGGCCGATGCGCTGCGGGTGGATGCGAAGCGGTATCGGTGGTTGCGGGATCAGGCAGCCTGGTCGGACGCGAAGAACCCGTGCCCCTATTCGGAGAAAGATGGGCAGCTTCGATGCATCACCTCCGGACTCGACGCCGCCATCGACGCCGCAATGGGAGCCGACGCATGAACACCACGATGGCAGACGGCGCAGAGCAGCGCCTGGACGCCCAGATCGCCGAAGCGCTCTTCGGCCAGCCGGGCATGAGCAAGATGGACGTAGCCAACCGCGTGCGCGAGCTGCGCGGGGATGGGCCGGCGCTGCTGGTGGGTGGGCAGCCTGATGGAAGCCCGGGACTGGGGGCTGGCTCGCCGATGGCAAAGATGGCAGCCGCACTCCGTGGGAAAGCCGAAGCTGAGTGGGCTGCGTTTGATCAACGCGTGCAGTCCGGCGAGTGGGGGCCGATGCCGGACAACCCGGACGTACTAGAACTGCCACCTCTTCCCGAAGAGGTTGACTCGGTTCGCTGCATGATTCGCGGTGAAAAAGGATTCGCTGAGCCCTGCGATTACTACTTCACCGCCAAGCAGATGCGGGACTACGCACGTGCCGCCCTCTCCGCTCAGCCCTCCCCGGGTGGTCAGGATGCGCTGCGTGCGCTTGTTTCGGAGTGGCGGGAGCGGGCAGAGGAACTGAGCGCAGATGACGCGATTGGGCTTACCCACCAGTTGAAACTTCGAGATTGCGCCGACGAACTGGAAGCGGCAATTAGCTCCGAAAAGGAACGGTCATGAATGTCACCGACGCGATGGTCCATGCCTACAGCAAGGCATACGACAAGAATTGGGACGAGCAGTCGCGCGCGCCCGAAGACGCACCCGAACTCGGTACGTTCTTCGCCATGCGCGCCGGCCTGCAAGCCGCCCTCGCCATCCGCCAACCTGTGGAGTTTGAACGTGCAATCCCCACGCATCGTCGTGAGTCTGCAGTCGAACTGCTCCTGAAGCTTGGCTTCGTATGGAACAACCAGCGATGGGAAGATCGTCGGGAATCTTCAGACTATGACGATAAGGAATTGCAGTTCTACCGCGAGAGCATCGGCAATGATCTGGACAACGCTTTGATGCTGGCCGGGGTGTTCGAAGTCACTCATGAAGGGGGCTACGAAGCTGCTTGGGCTAACTCAATGGACGCACTGGAGAGACTGATTGACCGCCAGCCGGTGGGGGAGCAGCGTGCAGCGCTGTGGATTCAGTTCGCCGAGAACGGAAACATCCGGTTCTGGACCAAGGACCAGGATCGCGCACTGGCAGAGTCGTTCCTGCACGCACGTCCGCTGACGGCCTTCTACGCGTCACCGCGGCAGCCCGCGCAGGCCGTGGACCTGGGGCAGTTCCGCCCTGCGGTTGAGCTGATGGAATGGCAGGAACGCGGGCACGCCAACCCCGACTTCCCGGTCGGCGATCCGAAGAAGCACGCCGAGGCACTGCGCCTGCTGGCCCTGATCGACAGCCAGGCGGTGGGCAAATGATCGAGAAATGGCTGCAGTACACCTGCGACGGGTGCGGCGAGACAGAGACTGCGGACGCGCCCAATGAGTCGGCAGCCGAGTGCCGTCGCCGCATACGGGAGTACGGCTGGAAGAATCACGGCCGTCTGGACTACTGCCCCACCTGTGTGACCGATGGTGCAGCGGCGAGGCGTGAGGAGGGATTCGGCAATGGCTGACCAGCTGCTCACCGCTGCAATGGTCCACGTGTTCGCCATGGTCGGGTTTCTGGCCGGCATCGCCACCCCGTGGGCGATCAGCCGCGCATGCCGCGCCGCGCGCAATGGGCTGCGCTGGTGCTGGCGGAGGTGCGCAGCATGACCAGCATTGTCCGCAACAACCTGCTGACACGTCAGGGATACACCCCTTACTGCGGCGAGGTTCACTGCACCGCTGGCATGCCCCGCACCACCTGGGACGGCGAGCAGTTCCGCTGCCGATGCGGCTGGCGGTCCAGCTTCCCTGCCGACTTCATCGCCGATTACAAAGCAGCCTGGCCGCAGCTGCGCGCTGCGCTGGCCACGAACTGAAGGAGGACCCGATGGGAGCTGCTGAAAAGCTGGACATCGTCGGAAAGGACTGGCTGACCGTGGACGAGGCCGCGCACTACTGCGGCGTGTCACGAAGCCAGTTCGATTCGAACATCGCCGACTACGGCGTCGAACCCCGAAATTTCATGGGCAAGAAACTCTACGAGAAGGCCGCCCTCTACTCTGCAATCTACGGCTCCAGACAATGGTCAAGGTCACAATCTTCTGGCGGGACGGCGCCGCGTACCTCAACTGGCGCGAAGGCGGCAAGCGAAGCCGTGTCACCATTGGTCGCGTCAGCCCACGCGAAGCTGAGGGCGTACGAGCAGCGAAAGAAGCGGAACTGACCCATGGCGTGCGCATCCTTCCGCGGCTACCCACCGTCAGGGACTTCCTGGAGGCGTACCTGGATTGGTACAAGGCCGAGCACCCCACCACGCACGGCAAGGCAAAGAGCGAGGTCCGGCTGTTCATTGCTCGCTTCGGCCATCGACCGATCGACACCTTGCGTCCAATGGAAATGGAGTCCTACAAGACGGACCGCCTGACAAAGGACAAGGTGGCACCGGAGACCGTGGGCAAGGAAGTGCGCAGGCTCCAGGCCGCGTTCCGGCGCGGCGTGAAGTGGAAGGAACTGGACTTCAATCCGCTGGAGGAAACGCAGGCGCCGCGCGGGGTTCGCAGCGTGGCGGTGCGGTTCTACGACCGGCCGGCGATGCGCAGGCTCTACCGTGCAAACCCGGACCGGGCGCCGCTGTGGCTGTTCATGGCCCACACGGGGCTGCGCCGCGGCGAGCTGGTTGGATTGGGCAAGGATTCGGTCGCCGGACGCAGGCTCAGGGTCGAGAGCGATCCAGACGAGGACGGCCAGGGGCGCACGAAGTCGGGCAAGTGGCGCGAGGTTCCTCTGAACCGATATGCGCGCTGGGCGCTGCGCCACCTACCCGACCCGCTGGTGGCCGTGCACAAGGACACCGTGTCCGACTGGTTCGCATCCGATGCCAAGCGGGCTGGGATCGGCGGCAACCTCCACCGGCTACGGCACACCTTCTGCGCCCACATGGTTATGGCCGGAGTCCCGTTGCGACGGGTGCAGATCCTGGCCGGGCACGCCGACTACGCCACGACCGAGAAGTACTACGCCCACCTGACGCCAGAGGGCGACGACGGCGCAGTGGCGAAGCTGCGGTACTGA